ATGATCCGCAATAGACCTCATATACGTTTTGTCTTCTTTTTCTTTGTTACTGACATACCAAAACGACTTGTCCACAAAGAATTCGTGGATGGGGTCTTTCTTCCATCGAAGTTGAATTCGAAGATCTTCACCCCGACTGAATACTGGGTTTGTCTCTACAGGACAGGTCTTATAGACCTTCAGGCTGAGATGCTCGGATAACGCAACGAGTCCTTTGGTCAGGTACTTCTCGTATGAATCTGTTGTTAGTCTTGCCATTGCTAATACATTCTACTTCAGGGTTGTTGGTTGGTCAAGGGTTTTCTGTAGACGAATATAGGCTCGTACTTCCAATGTCTCCCGCGAGCGTGACACACGCGCGTATGCGTGGGTACACCATTCTCATCTACGCGATTTCCACCGGGCATCGATTCTAATGTCATCTTGAGTGTAGTCACTTGTTCAAATCCCAAGTCCTCTAGAATGTCGCAGGAGTCCTTCTCTAGCGGAAGAAACGTCTTGCCCATCTGTAAATCTGCAATGTTCCATAGTAGATATGCTCCCGGCTTCATCCAGTCAAAGCAAGTCTTGAGAGTTGGTTCTAAGTATCCCGTTTTCCACGCCATGTACGATGAGCCGAATTTCTTGTAAGACTGCCTTGGATCTTCGCAATACGCCTCTCGGTTGAAATAAGGCGGTGAGGTAAAGACAAGATCAACCTGTCCCTTGTATTCCTGAAACGCTTCGTCTTTATGGATCTCCTCCGACCCCTCACCGAAGATACGATAAGTATTAGCGTCAGAAAAAATGGAATTGCCGCGAACAGTGCAGGAATTGAAGAAGTCAGCAAGACACTCGTATCTGCTAGTTCCGTAGTCGGGAAAGTGGTTATCTGGGTTGGGGTCAGTACCCACATAGTGGATTTTTCTATCGTCTTTGACAGACATTGCTCCAAGAATTCTACCACCCCAACCAGCACTCGGATCATAGACTACAATCCTGTCTTGGTCGGTCAAATGTTCTGTGAATCGTTCGTAGAGGTAACGAGCAGTGAAGGGTGGAAAGTTCACCGCCGGTTGGGAGTACCCTATCCTGAATGGAATGAGTCCTTTTGGAAATATCCTCTGACCTTTCCGGTACACTCGGATGCAATAGACCCTACCTTCCGTGTGTCCATTCATATTTAGGTTTCGGACGTTCCTATTATCAAGATAATCCCTAGCATATAGAGACTTTACATCATCAAAATTCATCGTCAGGGTGTTTCCCGTGTCGATTTGATAGTACCCATCGTTCATTCCCTCTGGGGTCTTGATACATTCGATGAAGAAGTCCACATCCCGGAAGATATGTGAGTTGTTCTTGTATGACTTGATCCAGTCGATGGCTGACTCGGATTTGATAACCCCATAAGTGTCATCGTTCTTTAGGAGAGTATAAGCATAGTGATAGAACGAGTCTCGTCGGAAGTGACGTTTGGATCGGTGTAGCATCACCTCCTCATAATCATCACCGAACAGGTCATATATGGAGTATCCATCATCGTGCTTGTTTCTGTTGATCCGAGCCTTATACATCCCCGGAAAGAATTGGTCAGCAGCAGAACCCAAACAGGTTCGGTTCACGATGATGTCATCTGGTTCTTCGATCTTATAGGCGGACGTTGCGAGCATCTTATTGAACTGGTCCTCGATGCCCTCTCGCGTGCGCCCGGCTGAGCGTGGGGGAATTTCGTAGGTGTCCCATATCCTCTTGACTTCTGCACGGACATCCTTGACCCACTGAACGAACTGATCGTCATCAAGGTCTTGTAGTTCGTCGAACGTCAGGTTGACGGGGGACTCTACGATATATGTGTTCTTCTCAAAGAACACACGGTTTTCGCCAATCATTTGTTCATTCGTTTTCATCAACAACATCGGTCCTATCTGTAAACGTCATCGTACTAAAGTTCCCTCGTTTCTGGAACGTGATATGGTTCCTGAAATTATCTGATATTTGATCTGCCTTGTGCGAGATGATAAACACATTCGACTTGCTGCCCATGCCCTGCACGATCTTCATAAACTCGTCCGTTCCTACATTATCTAGACTTGAATCGAACACCTCGTCAAGTATCAGAAGGTTACAGGACACACTATTTTTGAGTCGTGCAATCTCTCGCCACGCAAAGAGGAAGGACAAATCGATCCGTAGTCTCTCACCCTCACTAAAATTGTTGTAGGAGAAATTGTCTCGATGTCGTGCAAGAATAGTTTCACTGAACTTCTCGTCTAATGTGAACTGACAAAACAGACCCATCTGCGACAAGTATTTGTTGATGAAGTTGTTCATAATAGGAAGGTAGTGTCGGATGATCCTTGCCTTGATGCCACTATCCTTGAGCATACCACCAATGATTTCTAGGTCCATCTTGTCGTTGATGAAATCATCATTTTCCTTGGTCACGGTGCCATATTTGTCAGTGGCTTCATCCAATAACCCCTGCTCCCTCTCCTGTTCCTTCCCGTTGCTCGACAGGGCGCGTATCTCTCGTTCGTTCTGTTCGATGTTCTGGTCATTATGACGGGTCGTACTCTCTTTTTCAAGGATATGGTCCCTGATGTCATTGATGTCGGAGATCATTTCATTGAACCCAGACACCTTGACTTCGGATTCCTCGATAACCTTCAGGATATCATCTATGGCTTTCTCATACTCAGTCTTCTTGGTGTCCGATTTCTCTACCGTCTGCTCTTTGAATTCCTCGTCGATGTCCTGTCCACAAGTAGGGCAGTGATCGTTTTCTTCATAGAACTTGCAGTCCTTCTTGATCTCTCGAACCTTCCTCTCTAGGGCAGACTTGAGTTTCTCTGATCGAAGAAGCATCTCCTCTACACTATCCTTGTCTACGATCTGATCTAGGTTGTGTTGTCTCTTGGTTTGGAGAGTTGCGATTTCATCCCGGATGATCTGCTGTTGATCTTGCAGTCTGCTGATATCTTCCTGCTTCTCCTCAACACTTTCCTTCTTCTTCCTCTCTAAAGTTTCTAGAACCCTCTTATGTCCAGACATCTTTGCTTCGTAGGCTGCTATAGTTGCCTTGAGCAGATTGATTCTGTCCTTCACGTTGACCAGACGTTCCTTGAGAACGGCATTCATCAAAGAGAATATGTTGATGTCAAGCAGATCTTCGACCACGTTCCGACGATCACCTGCTGAGAGTTTCATAAACGGTGTGTAATTACTACTGCCCAGAATGACTACCTGACAGAATGCTTTATAGGACATCTTGAGGATCTGATCCTCTAGCATCTGCTGGTAGTCGTTTGCTTTAGCGTCCTGATCAATGAGAATATCATCTTTGTATATCTCAAATATCTTTGGCTTCATCCCACGAACCACTTTGAAGATGTGATTGCCCGACTGGAACTCGACCTCGACTACACAGTCCTTCTCGTTGATCGAGTTGACTAGACTTCCAATAACAACCCCACGAAATGATTTTCCGTATAGTGCATATGTAAGAGCATCCAGCATCGTAGACTTACCACTGCCGTTTTCGCCTGATATGAGGGTTCTGTCGTATTTGTCTAGGTATATCTCATTGAAGTACTGTCCTGTGCTTAGGAAGTTCTTCCATCGAAGTCTATTGAATTTCAACATATAATACTTTCAATAACAGAGATCTGAGGGAAATCACTTCACTTTTCAACAAGTTGTTGATGAGACTCCATCCTCACAATCTCATCCTGCAATTCACCGACCAGACGGGTTAGATTCTCACAGCGTTGGACTACTATATCTAGGTCATCCTTTAGACGCTGATTCTTCTCATTCAAACCACTGACGAGTTGCCATATAGTCACTCCCAATCCTATCAACAGAACAATTCCTAATAGTGCTTCCATCATTCATTCTCCGGCAAAGGTGCCTCGTAGTAAATATCAAGACCAAGAGCCTTAGCGAGATGCCATTCACATTTTGCCCCGCGACTCATTTCCCAATCGCTCATCATATAGATAGCCGTGCATTCTTCACAGATAGCATCCATGTCACGCTTCAATGCATTCCGCATAAATTCGTGATCTTCGTAGTTGTTGTCGGGATCAAATTCGTGAGGACCATTGATTGGCTTTTCGTCATCCCTATCCATCTCTGCTGGATTGATGACTACCCATCCCTGTTTCTCAAGTACCATCGCCTGCCGGTCAAAGGCAGGATAGTTATAATCCTTGATGCCTCTCATCGGACCTGCGATGTATATTGTCGGTTCTCGTTCAGTTTTCATTGGCGTAACGCCTCCAGATACAACTCTTTGACGAGTTTCTGTACTCTCTCTTGGTCATTCACTTTCGGGTTCCCTCGAACCTCCTCGACCAAGAGATCGATGGTGGACTTATTCATTGTATCCTCATCATCGTCTTTGTCATCCTTGCTAGTGCTTCCATCCATGTCCTCGATGACGGTGAGGTTATGGACTCCTACACCATACAACGAATCTATAATCTTGTCAAGCAATTCTGGTTTCTTTTTTTCGGCTACATAGATTTTGACGTACTTCTGGCTGTATTTGTCGAGTGAGTCTAGTAGATCGCCATAGTCAGACACAGTATCATCATATCGTAGTGAGTAGAACATCTCGTATGGATTCTCAATGAACTCTAGGCTTCTATCATCGGTGTCCAGAACCCAGAACCCCTTGAGATCACCGACATCAGAGAACGTCATTTGATACGGGGCGCCAAGATACTTCACGTTGTCCATCTCAGAGCCTGTATGGAAATGTCCGCTGATTACTTGTTCGTATCGAGAAAAGAGTTTATGGTCATGTCCGAAGTCGTGCTTGATTCCGGGAATCACTTCGAACCCACAGAACTCTAAGTGACCAATGAGCCATTCAGCAGGTGCAGTTTCAACGAACTTCATACTCTCCTCTTCGTTGTCTTGACTGATCCAAGGTAGCAGGGCAATGTCCATTCCATCAAAGTTCACAACCTGTGGACTGTCGTAGTAGTTGATGTTGTCTGGGTATTGATCCGAGAAGATTTCCCGGATACAGTTGACTTCGTTGGTGTTCTTGAAGTATGTGTCGTGATTGCCTGCAATGCAGTGCATCTTGATGTTGTACTTACTGAATATAGGAAACAGGAACTCCGTCCGAACTCGATTGAGTGTGTTGAAGTTGACGTACTTACGACGATCCAGAAAGTCTCCTGCATGGATGACTGTAGTGATATCGTTCTCTTCTAGATAAGGGAAGAACACGTTGTCGTAGAACTTGAAGAAGTAGTCTAGAAATAGACTCGAATCGTTTCTAATTCCGAAGTGGGTATCCGTTAGGATGGGGATCTTCATACCACCAACTCCATTGTATTGATGACTTCGCACACCCTTTCAATATCACCGTCTTCCATATTCTGGTGATTAGGAACGTACAGACCATTAGTATGAACTTTGTCAGCAAATTCAAGTTCGGTTACTCCATACCTACGAATCCAAAATGGTTGTCTTCCTATGGACCCACATATCAAAGGTCGGCATTCGATTTGGTTGCTCGTAAGTTTATGAATCAATGCCTCCCTGTTTTCTGTTATGATGGGGTATGCAAAGTTAGAGATCAAATCTCCAACCGGATTTGGTTTCCATTGAGTGTCTAATAGTGATTGGTACTTCTCAAAGTTTTCCTTCCTCTTTGATATCGTTCTAGGAAGATTTTTTAGTTGCTTTCTTCCGATAAATGCTTGTAAGTCCGTAGATCTCAGATTGAATCCTTCGTAGTAGAAGGTATACAACGAACTAAAATCACCAATCTCATTATCTTTTCTTAGACTCAAACGAACATCTTCACTAAGATCTCTATCCCACCCATGTGAGCGGATAGACTTCAGTAATTGATAAAAATCATAATCATCAGTACATATCATCCCACCCTCAATGGTTGACATATGATGTCCGAAGTAAAAAGAAAATGAGGAGGCTAAACCAAAACACCCTGTCTTCTTTCCTTTGTATACCGAACCAACACTTTCGCAACTATCCTCAATCAAAATACAATCATTCTCTTCACACAAAGAAACTATCTCCTTCATGTGGCAAGGAAACCCTAACACATGAACGATAATGCACATCGATGGGTTGTGTTCATCCATCTTCCTCTTCATGTCATCGGGATCAATCCCCAGATTGTCTTTATTCGCATCAACAAGAATTGGATCTAGTCCACACTGAATGATTGGAGAAACAGTGGTGGACCAAGAAACCGCTGGGACGAGAACTTTGTTGTTCTTCAGTCTACCAGACTGCACCAATGCCGACACAATTCCGAGGTTAGCCGAGGAACCTGAGTTGACGAAAACAGAATATTTTGAACCGTTGAACGCACCCCATTCATTCTCAAACGCTATGGTCTGCTCACCTTTAGTCAATCTTGGATTGGTTTCTAACCACCCGATAAGATTCTTTATATCATCTTTGCTTATCGTGTCTTCTACCAGCCTAATAGTTTTTTGGTCTTTCATTGCGAAATATATCCCTGAATGTCTTCAACCGTGTCCCTCAATAGGGTACCATAATCGTATGATGTGTCAATAGATTTATGACAAGAATCGTTTTTATTATTCTTCGTGTTCAATACCTCCTCCAACAAATACTCGCCACCATATCCAAATTCAGAAAGAACATCCTTGAAGTACTTCCCAACATCAACTAAAAACCCCGGAGCCAAAATAGAAGACTCGTTAGTATGGTAAGATCTGTCCGCAACATAGGAGGCGTGTGTAACTTCTCGACGAAAGGACAGACTGCCCGTTGATACAGTCTTCCCTCTACACGCCTGAATGAGTTTGGAGAATAAATACCCATCGGGTCTGTATGACGAGTTGAAGTTGCATGGATAGTGTATAGACACCTTGTCTATTGTCTTCATTGCGTTAGTTGCCATTTCCTTAGAAACCAGATAGTTGTTTGACTTGTTGTACGAAAACTCGTCGTTGATGTCGTATGTTCGTATATTTTCCCATAACATCGAGGTGGAATAGTAGATGATCTTATCTGTCTTTGGAAGGAGCCTATCGATAACACTCATTGTATAGTCGAAGTTCACCCCCACAAAATCAGACTCTTGTCTAAAAGTTCTCTGTTCCGCAAAACACACAAACACCTTCCCATAATCACCAAGCGAAGAGAAATCGATGTTTCTTGATGATATTCGATCACAACTTATTGGTAAGAATCGGGATATTTGGGATGTGTTTCCAACAACCAGTATATCATTCATGTCCATCATATGATTTGACACTATCCTCCACCAAACTTCTTCCGCTGATGATAGAATTCTCTACCATCCGGTTGATCGCTTCTACATACGCGGGTCGTTTTTGTTTGAAGCAGATATCGATCTTCTTCTTCAACAAGGCAATTTCTGAGTCTGTTGTTGCAACGCCCACTGCATCCTCCAACATCCATGTTCTGATGTGTAGAATTACCAATTTTTCTACGACCTCGCCTAGATTATCTGTAGTGATGATATTGTCTGGGAGTGTTGGAATTTCTTTCATAGAGCAAATGTCGTTGACGATTTGTTCAATGACATTCTCAATTTGATCTGATACGTTCATAACGATTGTCTCCTAATTCTCACAATAGTCTATTATTGTGTCCTTGAGTTCCTTGAAGTTTTTCTCATTGTTATCCCACCCATGATCTGGGTGGGTTGGTGTCCATACATAATTCGCACGACCAGTAGAAAACCACTCACCATCATCTCTACTATGTGATATTGCGTGCAGGGTTTTTTTCTCGTTCATATAATTGTCGTGTGTATGAGCAAACGTGTATGGTCCAGAGGCTCTCCCAACGATTATATCACACTTCGTACTCAAAAACGAATTCTCGTTCAGGTCACATCCATCAAGACCAATAATATCTCTGGTGCATATAGCATTAGGGAATCTCTCGGTGAGAGAGGACTTGTGGTCCGTAAGATAGAAAGTGTGTTCTGGAAATTTAGGAATGATGTCATCCAATACCACATCAAAATCAAAATTGGGTGCTTGTCCCGAAAAAACAGGTCCGTTAGATATGAAGATTCTCTTCTTTGTTGCGTCCTTGGTTTTCGTTAGATGATCCTGAATAAGATCGGTCTGGTAGTATCCATAATCTATCGAAGGAAGAACTCTATCTTCCGAAAGATCGCAATCCAATACCACACCAAGATAATTCTCTATGTCTTTATAAGCATCTCTGTATAGTTTCATGTTTGATAAGAAAGATATGCCTTCTGGATGGGTGTAATCATCGTTTCCTTCGGGACTGTGACATCCAATCCAAGTGTTTACCATTACTGTTTGTCCTTGGTTGGAAGAAGCAACAAAAAGCCTATTGAACACCAAAGGATCTATTTGAGGAGCCCACGGAACATGAACCAAATTTTCGATGTCGAGAATCAGTTCCTTGGGCATCTTGTTCATGTAGTAGAACTTGGTGTTGGGAGAAACCTTAGATACATCTTCCATGATGGCTTTGATAAACCCCCTAGAATAATGAATGTCTCCATTATGTCCCTGACTGAAAAAAGTAATGTCCATTAGAGGATAGAATCCAGTGTCCCACCACTGCCTTTCTTCTTCTTCTTCTTGGGAGTGTACTTATCTATATCATTATCGCTCAACCTAAACCGCTTCTGTGCAGACAGTTTTTCGTGAGGGTCTTCCTCAGACCACCGAACAGTTCCCTTATAATCATCCATTTGTTCTAGCAACTTGTACTTGACGTACAACTGCTTCTTCTCCTTCTGGATACGTCGAAGGAATGCATAGTACATCATCTGGGTAAAGTAAGAGAAGGCATTCTTTGATTTCTCTGGGTTGAAGTTGTGTGCATAGAGAATACAGTTCTCTATAGCATCTCCAACCATATCATCTCTGAATGTATAACCCGAAAAGGAGGCTCGTTTAGCAAGTCCTTCTGCCATCATCACAAAACACTCTCCGATGTAGTTGGTAAGCGGAGGCTTTTCATCACCAGATTCCATTGCTTCAACGTACTCTACCTTCCACTCACACAACGCCGCATAGAATTTCTTGTTATCAACATAGTGATTGCTCGTATCAATTTTCTTCTTCGCCAAATCATGTCTCCTTGTTCTGGTTATTCAACGTATGTAGTATAACACAGAAAAAAACTGTGTCAAGGGGTTGACAACAATTTCTAATGTATTATACATACAGTGTACTGTTTCAGAGGGAACTACTCTATAACTCTTAGAGTAGATTTGAGACTCAGTAGTCCCTGAGATCCGGGGACCAATCGGTGTAATCATTTCCCCAATTGTCGCGGGTTTTATCAACATCTTCTTCATTCCAATCCTCAACTTCTTCTTCGGCTGATGATTGTGATTCACCATACGAATTCAAAATAGAATCAACTATCCCGGAAATTACTTCCTTGATATTGTCTTGTAAATCACACATACCTTCTTCGTCGGGAATCTCATCCATTGCCTGTTCCATCATCTTCCCCATATTATCATATAACTGGTCTGCACGATCAAACCTTTCTAGTGTTTGAATATATGCACTTATAATTGTTTTGTTCGGAGGAAGAATGTTCAGGATTGCATTCCTCGGCATCTTGACCTTTTGGATTGAGGAATGTTCTAGATAGTCATTCATATAGACCATCTCTCGTTGGATTGCACCACTTGGATCATTCGGATCCTCCATCATGCAACCCATCACACGCATAGGTCGTTCTAGCAGTAGATTATTTTTATCGGATCGGACTATCCGAGCAACAAGTTCTTCACCTGTGACTAACTTGAGTACCCGAAATCCCCGATCCTTGTTCGGTAGGGGATTATGAGTCATATCAGTTTAGTCCGATCACACGGACTGGACCAGAAATTACTTTTTCGGTAGAGATGGGTAAGGTACGGTAACTATCCGTGATAATACTCATAGTAATTCCGTCGCCCCGTCTTTCTACAATATATGTTCCAGCGGTATCGGTAGTCATTAGGGCTTTATATCGATTTGGTTCCGTTGCACTGTATACGAGGGGTTCGTAAATGGTGTATGTATCTTTTGACATTCTATGTCTCCTGTAGTACTACCCTATATTTATACAGATCGGAGTCACATCGAAGTCTTCGGATCTGTAAATTTCTATTCGTTCTTTATAATGCCTGTATGTGTGGTTGACGTACTTCTTCCACCGAAGATCGTCACTGATGTCAAACAACTTTGCCTTGTCCTTGTACACTGACTTCCGCAATTGTCTTCCGATGCTCTGTAGCACCCGGATCCTGCTCTTTGAGGGGGATGCGAAGATGATGTTATGCAGCCTCTTGATAGATACACCCGTCGAGAACGTACCATAGGATGCAACGATGATCGCGTTGTCCTCTTGCTCTGTGATACGCCGGATTTCTTCCCTGACATCTGCCTTGATTCCACCGTGGACGAGGAAGACCTTACCAGAGTGTTTCTCCAGCAGGTTTTCGTATAAAGGGACTCCATGGTCCTTGACGTACTGAAACAGGACCAAGGTGTTCCCACAGACGCTCTGAGCGAGTTCTACGATGAATTCGTTGCGTATGTCTAGAGAAACTAACTTATGAATCTCCTCCTGATACGTCAATCGCTTGAAAGAGTTGCATACTTCCATCGGGTACTTCAGTAGGATCGAATCGATCTCGAACTCTGATAGAATGTCCTTCTCGATCAGTTCTTTGGTGGATGCAGCCTTGTAGACAGGACCGAACAGACCTTCGATCACCAGACGATGTGCTTTGGTTCCGTCTAGGGTTCCTGTGCAACCGATGCGTACTGGGCAGTTGTCTAATTTGGTTAGAATGCCGATGAGCGACTTGGCTTTGTATAAGTGGCATTCGTCACCGAACACGACCTCGTACTGATCGAAGAACTCTTTGGGCATTTTGTAGAGACTTTGCCAAGTCGAGATAGTCACTTGCTGGTCTGCTTCTCGTTCCTTCCCAGAGTAGATCTTGTGGCAGTTGTCTGAGACATCCCATTCTATGTCTGATGCATAGTCAGCAAAGTCGCTGTACATTTGTTCTACCAGACTGGTAGTAGGGACAAGGATGAGGATCTTCTTGTCTGTGGTACTCTGATAGTAACGCAACAGTGCATAGATGATGAGGGATTTGCCGGATCCAGTAGGGGACAGGAGAAGTGTACGCGGGTTGTTGAGACATTGGTGGACTGCATCTATCTGGTGCGCGTGTGGCGTGATCTCGCGTCCCCCCGCGTACGCGCGTAGGAACTCTGTCATATACTTCTCTACGTCATCATGTGACATCGTATGCGAGGGTCGTAGACTTTCCTCGACATGACACTTGTACTTACGGTCCTCGCAGAACTTGATGACATAGGACAGAAGACCTCGATAGAGATCTCCCTTGTACATATTGAACAGACGGATCTTTCCATCCCACTTGCGGTACTTGAATGCAGGTGTGTACTCAGCACCGGGGACGATGAACGTGAAGAAGTCGGTAAGTTCTTTCCCGATGTCTTGGTCACAATCGATGTGGATGTACACCGAGTCTTTGACGGTGATCTCTACCATAATACTATGACCCGTGTAGGAACTTCCGCCACTCTATGGCATTGCGGATGTTCCAGTTTCGATTGTTGATCGACTTCATATAGTCCTCAATCAGTTGCAACTTGGCACTAGAGTAGGACATTCGTGCAGTAGAGGTGGTTATCTCAGAGTCAGAATCTAGATAGATGTTCACATCACCACGAAGGATCTTCTTTTGGAATGGCTCCCATCCCAATTTGTCCAGTTCTTCCTTGTCCAATTTCCCTGTGTAGTACTCCCACTTGTGACGGTAGAGAGTCTTGTGATCTGCTTCCAACTTCTTGTAACGGAGCCGTTCTTCGTGCAGAAGGTTCAGGTACTTGTTGTGAAGTTGTGGAATCTTGGTTGACTCCTGATCCAGAATGGTGTCATCCACCTTCGAGTCAGAAGACATCATTGCTTTCAGTTCGTCCATATTCATATCATAATTCTACCCCGGCTAGAGGGTTCTGTCAAGCATCAAAGAGGACGAATTTCGTAGTAGTCATAGGC